GTCAACTGTCAGATGCTGCACTCAAAATGGCGTCAGAGGTGGAAGCGCAACAGTCCACTTCCCGATCTGGCACAAAGAAATAGAAGACATCCTTGTCCTTAAGAATAATAAGGGCACGGAAGATAACAGGGTGAGGAAACTTGACTATTCTATCCAAATTAGCAAACTATTTTATGAAAGATTCATCGGAAACGGAGAGGTGGCGCTTTTCAGTCCTCATGATGTCCCTGGGTTGTATGACGCTTTCGGCACTGATGAGTTTGACGATCTGTATTGTAGTTACGAATCGGATAAGTCAGTCCCTAGAAACACAGTCTCTGCCCAGCAACTCTTCCTTGACCTACTGAAGGAGAGAGCAGAGACTGGTCGTATTTACATCATGAATATCGACCACTGTAATAGTCACTCCTCCTTCAAAGACAAGGTGAATATGAGTAACCTCTGTCAAGAGATCACTCTGCCTACAGATCCTATCCGCCACATTGACGATGACGCAGGAGAGATTGCGCTGTGTATTCTGTCTGCCATTAACGTGGGCAAGATTAAAAATCTTGAAGAGATGGAGAATCTTTGTGACCTTTCGGTTAGAGGTCTGGAAGAGTTGATTGATTACCAGGAGTATCCTGTCGCTGCAGCACGTCGTAGCACCCTTGCAAGGCGCTCCTTGGGCATTGGATTCATCGGTCTAGCACATTACCTTGCTAGACATGGAGAGCATTACGATGACAGAGGTGCATTGAAACTGGTCCATGAGTTGACAGAAGCATTCCAATACTACCTCTTGAAAGCATCTAATAAACTTGCTGAAGAGCGTGGTGCATGTGAAGCATACCATCGCACAAAGTATTGTGATGGACTTCTTCCGATTGATACATATAAGAAGGATGTGGATGATCTAGTAGCGCCAGAATACAAGTATGATTGGGATTCTTTACGGATTGATATCGACAAGCACGGACTCAGGCACAGCACTTTGTCCGCACAAATGCCTTCAGAGAGCAGCTCCGTTGTGTCAAACGCTACCAATGGAATCGAGCCGCCTCGCGACTACCTGTCCATTAAGAAATCAAAGAAAGGACCCCTTAAACAGATTGTTCCACAATATACTTCACTGAAGAATAACTACACACTGCTTTGGGAGATGTCTTCCAACAAGGGATACGTTGGTATCGTTGCAGTGATGCAGAAATTCTTTGACCAAGCAATCAGTGGCAACTGGTCCTATAATCCAGAGAAGTTTGACAACAATGAGGTCCCCGTCTCTGTGATGGCACAAGACCTACTAATGACATACAAATATGGTTGGAAGACTTCATACTATCAAAATACATACGACGCAAAACGTGACCCAGATGTTGAAGAGACACAACAGAAACTAGATAATCTCCTAGCAGAGATTGATGCAAGCGAAGAGTCTGAGTGCGACGCTTGCAATGTCTAAAGACGTTACCATTACACTCAGCAAGGACTTACAGGAAGACTTTGAGTCCTATCTTGACTGCTGTGAATCCTTGGATGTTTCTCCAAGGATCAATGCATTTCTAAATTATATTCACAACTACGGTACATGCAAGAATCCAAGGGAGCCACAATGGGACTGACTGTTTTCAACGACAAGAAAGTTAACACAAAAAAGCAACCAATGTTTTTCGGGGCACCTCTTGGGATGCAACGCTATGATGAATATAAGTATCCCGACTTCGACAAACTTACACAGACACAACTCGGTTACTTCTGGAGACCTGAAGAGGTATCATTGCAGAAGGACCGTGCCGATTACAAGACACTGAATGAGCAACAAAAACATATCTACACCAGCAACCTCAAGTATCAGATCCTTCTGGACTCTGTGCAAGGGCGTGGTCCTGGGATGGCATTCTCACCTTACTGTAGTCTTCCAGAGTTGGAAGGATGCATGGGAGTATGGGAATTCATGGAGCAGATTCACTCCCGCTCCTATACCCATATCATCAAAAACGTATACGCAGATCCATCAGAGGTCTTCGATGCGGTATTAGATAATGATAAGATCCTTGACCGTGCTGCTGCAGTATGTAAAGCATACAATGACTTCATTGAGGTAGCAACTGAGTGGTCACTCAGTAATATGTGGAAAGAGGGTTGGAAAGATTCCCCCACGTCGCAGTGGACTATCAGGGATGTCAAGCGTAAACTCTATCTGGCGATTGCAAATGTCAATATCCTTGAAGGAATTAGGTTTTATGTTTCTTTTGCTTGCAGTTTTGCTTTTGGTGAACTTAAACTCATGGAAGGTTCTGCAAAAATTATCTCCCTTATTGCCAGGGATGAGTCGCAACATCTCGCGTTGACTCAGAAGATCCTCTACAAGTGGAAGAAGGGTGATGATCCTGACATGTTAGAGATCGTAGAGGAAGAAAAAGAAACCGTGCGTCAGATGTTTCTTGACGCAGTAGCCCAAGAAAAAGAATGGGCAAGTTATTTGTTTGAGAATGGTAGTATGATCGGTCTTAACGAGAGACTGCTATCTCAATACGTTGAATGGGTTGCAAACCGTCGCATGAAAGCCATTGGACTAGCACCTGCCTTCGATATCCCTGCTAAGAATAATCCATTGCCCTGGACAGAGCACTGGCTAAATAGCAAGGGTCAACAAAACGCCCCTCAGGAAACTGAGATTGAGTCCTATGTTGTCGGAGGAATCAAGCAAGATGTTAGTGCAGAAACTTTTAGCGGGTTTGAGCTCTAAAATTACACGATGGATACCCCATCTATATGCCAAGAAGAAAGTGGAAGAACAAAGGGAGGTCCCTTTATTCAGACGAGTTGAGGGTGATTGGTGCGCCGAAGACCCTCGGTCATGGTATCAGGGACCACTTATCTTTCTTGAAGAAACTCAAGACGGACTTAAAGAATACCAGACCAATTAGCAACAAACCTTACCGTCGTAGAAAACGGTAACATGTGATACAAACGGTTTGCATAAATAGAAATGTCATGTTATCATGACTGTATCGTTCATCCAGAGGACTTCATATCCTCTCGGACGCAAGTAAGTCGCGGAACGGAGCGTTCATCCCATGATTGATCTACTACTCTATGCCTCAATGAATTGCCAAGATGCTGCCGACATAATGGTTCGCATCAAACGCAATGATAATGTGAGTCAGATAGTGCAGGCTGAGGTTGTTGAAGTCCTTAAGGAAGCAACACCTGAGTGCAACTGGGACGCAAACGACTGAAGGAACGGGGCGTAAATCCCTAACTTCAGAGGACTAACTCATGAACACACTCAACTACATCCGTAACAAAATCCAGAAGGCAGCAGCTCTTCACGACGCACAAATTCACCACACTACATACCGTGGAGTGGAGTATGACACACGTTGTGTAGAGAGTCACGAGTCCCACGGGACTTTTTGCTACCGTGGAAAAACCTACAGTAAGTAGTATAAGTAAGAGGGGACCTTCCCCTCTTTTTTATTATTCCTTTTAACTATGAATCACGAGAAAGTAAAACTGATTGCACACAATCTTAAACTCCTAGCAATCTCTCTAGAGGATGCTATTAAAGAAGACCCTGATGCATACAAGACTGTGCCTGAGAAACCATGGTTTCCTCCCAACCAGGCAGAGCGTTTAGGTTATAGATATAGTGATGACGATGATGGTTATGCTGACTGATGAAACTATTAACATTAGATGATTACAAAAAGGCAGGCGATACTTTCTGGGAGAAGTATTGGTATGTTGCCAAAGAATTAGGAGAGGATGCCAAGACAGAGGACATCCTTAAGGTTATGGAATCACTTGGTGCTGTTGCCATGAAACTGAGACAGGAAGAGGAATCAAAGACTGCACCATTTGGATTCAATAAAAAGGATAAAGATGAAACCACAGAGTGCGAAAGCGAAGGGTAGAAACTTCCAGAAGTGGGTGAGAGATATGCTCATTGAGCATAGAGATGTACACCCTGAGGACATTGAGTCTCGCAGCATGGGTGCTGGCGGGGAAGATCTTATCATGGCACGAGATGCTAGGAAGAAGTTTCCCTTCAGCATCGAGTGTAAGAATGTAGAGAAACTCAATGTCTATGATGCCTATGAGCAGGCATGTGCCAACGCTGGAGACCACCAACCTATTCTTTTTATGAAGAAGAATCGCAAACCAGCACTGGTCGTGGTGGACGCTGAGTGGTTTATCAAACACTTTGGGGTTGACAGTTGACCCTTCCAGCATATATACTAAGCAAGCAACGGAGAGAGGCACCACCCATGGACAATCAATTTCTTGAGGAGATTGATGAGATCAACTATACGATTGAATTCCTAGTGGACCAACTTCATGAAGCTATAGCTGAAGGAGACTACATGCGAGGCGAGTCCTTAGCACAACGTATCCGACAACAATCAGAAAGTAAATGACAATTCATTCTTTATTCTCAATCCCGATTGCACACTATGAAATTCAGAATTGGAGACAGAATAAAGAAAGGATCATGAATGCTCTGCCCATCTTAGGGAGAGAGCATCTAGAATCTAATGGTGAGCAGTACACTGACTTCTTTCATCAGGAGGAGTGGGACCTGCCACCTTATGCTGACACGGTGATTGATATCATCGAACCATACCTTGCTGAGTTTACTGAGCGTAGACGCATCGAGTTTACTGACATGTGGTGTCAAACATCATACAAAGGTCAGAAGCACGGTCTCCACAATCATGGACACAGTGGATGGTCAGCAGTAATATATGTGGACTTTGATCCTAGAGTCCATCAAGCCACGCAATTCATCTCACCTTTCAACAACCCTTGGAGTGGTAGGTTACAGACCTTCATTCCACCTGTTAAGGAAGGAGACATGGTTATTTTTCCAGCAACCATTGCACACGAGGCACTACCCAATGAGTCAGACAAATCACGCACCATCATCTCGTTTAACATCCGAGGTAAAGTTGACAAGGTTAAGAAGACTATGTGGGAAGGTGATCCGATAGTACGTGTCCCTGTTTAATCTCACGGGACAGTAGCTCAGCGGATAGAGCAACTGCCTTCTAAGCAGTCGGTCGTAGGTTCGATCCCTACCTGTCTCGTTGCACTTCGGTGCATGTTGGAAAAACAAAATAGGAGTCAATCATGACTGTTAGAGATCGCTTTGCAGATAGTCTGCAAATTCTGAAGGATACTGTCAATGGTAACATTGCCCTTGACAGAGAAAATCCACCCCTCTTTCAAGCACTCTGTCGCTTCTACAGTGACAAGAGCGCACGTCACGTCCACTTCTGGGGACTAGATGTTGAGGAGGACTATACGATTCTCATTGATAACATGATTGCTGATGGCGTCCTGGAAATGACCTAAACTTTACCCTGGTCGGGATGAATTATGCTTAAAGAAGACATCACAATTTATAAGGGCAACATTTGCACCCCACTTAATGATGAGTGTAGTGACTTTATCTGGGGTAACTTTATTGATGAATCCGTTGTTGTTGGTCTTGAGGAATTCTGGCATAATCAAAACGTCTTGAATTTTCATGAAGGTCAAGTGCTGAAGCAGGGAGATGTAACAGTAGACAAGGAGTATAAAGACTCCACTGATCTACACATTCCATTTCAACTTAACTGCTCTCAAGTGCAAGACTATATGAAAGCACTTCAAGATGTCCTAAATCAATACCTTGTGAGGTTTCCTTTCGCGGAGACCTCACGTTTTCAGGTAGTGGAGCCTCTATCCATGCAACACTATCCTGTAGGTGGTGGATTCAAGCAGTGGCATACCGAAAGGTCTAATGCTTTGCCTGGAAACACTTACCGACACCTAGTTTTTATGACATACCTTAATGATGTGCCTGATGGTGGCACAGAATGGTATCATCAACAGAGGTATGTCCCAGCGCAGCGTGGATACACTGTAATCTGGCCAGCAGACTGGACATTCCATCATCGTGGTAGAGTGTCCCAAACAAAAGAGAAGATGATTATCACTGGGTGGTTTAATTTTATTTAATTGTTAAATAATACCGTAATTTACGAGGTGCCTATGGAGTCACAAAAAGACAAATGGAATAGGGGACTAGACATTTTCATTGAGAGTGTGCTGGAGCCTGATCCTAACCTGAGGGCACATGCTCATGAGCAGAAATGTTATCACGAGCTCTTGTGGATCCGAGAGAATGTGCTATCATATTTGAAGACACTCAGACACACATGAAAAAGACAACCGTCCTCCTTGAGCGTTTCCCCTACCGCTATGTGCAGTGTGGGATGCTGGAGAATGGATTTCCTGACTACCGTATCCAGAAGGTATGCTCCTATACCGATAAGTATAAGGACATGTATCTCCTAGACAATAGCACTCAACTTGATTATGCTATGGAAGATTTTGAATACACCAAATGGTTAGACCCTGATGGTGTGCCATCTTATGTGAAGGACAGTGTTAAATCACGCGATTAAAGTTTGGAAGTATTCCCTAGGGTCATTCTCTGATGACAAGACAGGACCCTATGATAACTACGTTGCAGGTGTACGCACCTGCATTTTTGTATCCTATCTTGTCACTAATTGTTTTATCGTTAGCGGAGTAATCCGTCATTGGAATTATGAAAGCAGAATTGAAAGCAGCAACCGAAGCACTGAAGAAAGCATTGCACAGTGCGATCGACGATCCCAAATTCAACCGCAATCACCTGAGTGAGTTGTGGCGTCACTACAATGGTGTGCAGACCATCACTGAAGCATGTGCTGATGACGTGCCACAGATTGAATTCCCTAGCAGTCCGATCTATCTCAACGATAACTTCGACTATCAAAACATTGACACTGGTATTGTTGGCGGTGAAGGTAGCGACGTGATCTCACTCAGTAGTGTCGAGTTTGGTGCTGGCGCAGCGGGTCCTGTAAACGTGGACTTTGGTCAAGGTCAGGATGTCATCACATTTTCTTAAGGATTGCTTGACAAACTTTACAAATTGATATATAGTATGTGTAACGTTTCTTAACAAACTAAAAATGACTACAACGACTAACGAGTACGGTCAACAAAACATGTTTGCTAGAGAGACTCAACCCTATATCGATCCTGAGGTATTGAAGAAAATGCAATCTGACGTTTACGAAACTCATAACGAGAAAGCTGAAAAGCTTAATGGTAGACTCGCCATGCTTGGTTTGGTCTCCGCATTCCTGTCCTATGCCTTCACTGGCAAACTTTTCTTTGGAGTATTCTAATGACACCTGAAGCAGAAAGATTCAACGGATGGGCAGCAATGATTGGTATCATTGCAGCAATGGGCACCTATGCCACCACTGGACAGATCATCCCAGGTATCTGGTGATGAGTTTAGAGTGGGCACAGACCATAATTTTTATATTCACTCCATTCTTCTTCATGCTGCTACTGGCAGAC